TCAATTAACTTTCACCTCACCAGGTGTTGAAATAAGAGAATCGGATTTATCTCTTATCGCACCACAGAATATAGGTACAAATTTTTATATTACAGGATTTGCTCAGCAAGGACCTTTGGATGAAGTTTTAAAAATTACTACTAGACAGGAATTAGACCAAGTTTTTGGTACTCCCACCACTTCTGCAGAAAGATATTTTTACTACTCTATAAGTGAGTTACTTAATTCTCCTGGAAATGTTTATGCTTCTAGACTTCCATACGGTGCAGATAGCGGTGATGGATTTGGCTCGCAATATTCTGCACTTGCTTATCCAGTAACAGCTGCTGATTTTGCCGGTGGAAAGGGTAGTTTAACTTTCTCTGGTTCAGGAGTTTACGTTTTAGGTGCTCCAACACACGTAAATCTTACAGAAGCAGAATATCTTAGTGCATTAGAAGGTACAGCATTTGATTGGACGGCTACAGGAAGTACTAAAAATGATTTATCCACGGTTAGTAATTTAGGAAAAGCTGGGTTAATTGTTCTTAATAAAGCACAAACTACTATTAATGAGCAATTTGAAGGTTATTATATTGGTGCAGTTGACAATACTAATCTCAACCCTGCTACTGATTTCAATGGTATCATAGATGTTAAGTCAGTAGCAAGTAATACTAAATTCTTGAGTGGTGCAGCATATACTACTTTACCTTCAGGTACATTACAGTTTAGTGTTTCAGCACCAGCACAAAATGGCGCTGCTAACAGTGTATCTGAGGTAATGGAGAATCTCACTCCTTATAATATTGACGGTAGGGAAGATGACGATGTGCTCAATTTAGGGGTGTTTAAGATTAGAAAGTCTATTTACGCTAATGAAGCATTTAAGTTAGATTATGTGTTAGAAGAAGGGTTAGTTGGTTCAGTTAACTACAATAGAACGCAGTTGAATCCTAATGGTGGTCCTAATAATCCATTTTATATTGGTGTTGCAGATAGTAACTCACGTAATGTTGAGGTACTTATAAATGACAATCTCAGTAATAGACTAAATGGAGGTGATGGATTAAATGCAGATGGTTCTACTACTAAAAAGGTACGCTTTAACAGCGCCGCGCTTCGATCATTAGCTGTTACAGATATCAATACTGTTGGTGTTACACAAACTTTTCTTACCGCTGCTAATACCCAGGGTGGTGATGCTGATTCGTTATTTGCTTTAGGAGCTTATAGTGATACAGCAGTAGATGATAAGGTCTTAGGAGATATTCCTACTAAGGTAGATAGAGCTTTAGAAGGAATTAGTAACGATGAGATCTACGACATTGATGTTGTAGTTGAAGGTGGTTTAGGGACTATTCACGCAGCCTCTGACGCAGCTGGTACTACTTACTATGATGAATATAACACCAATGCAGCTCTAACTACAGCTGTTAACGGATTACGTAAAAGTAGTGATATTACTGGAACGGCAAGAACTTTAAGAAACAACTACTCTACAATCTTTAATAAGTTTGAAAAGTTCTGCTCACCACCATACTTAGGTGGTGGAAGAGGTGATTGTATTTTTGTAGCGGATGTATTACGTCAGATTCTCGTTACAGGTGAGAAGACAAGAGTTCTTGATAACAAGGCAAGAAACTTCCAAACAGATGTTTACTGGCCGATTCGCCACCAGTTTGAGAATGAAAATACTTCTTACGCGGCGGTTTATGCACAATGGCCGTTAGTTTATGATAGCTATTCAGGTAGACAGGTATTCATTCCATTCTCAGGCTTTGCAGGTGCAGCAATGGCTAGAACAGATGCTGCAAACTTCCCATGGTTTGCTCCAGCTGGATTTACAAGAGGGTTAATTCAATTTGCTAACGATCTTGCAGTTAATCCTAACCAGAAGCAACGAGATGAGCTTTACAAGGCTAATATTAACCCAGTAGCAAACTTCCCTAATCAAGGTCAAGTTATATTCGGTCAAAAGACACTTAGTAAGAAGCCAAGTGCATTTGATAGAATTAACGTTAGAAGATTGTTCTTAGCACTTGAAAGACCTACTAAGAAAGCTTCTAGATTCTTCGTATTTGAACAAAATACAGAGTTTACTAGACAGAGACTTATTAATACCTTAACCCCATTATTCGAAAGAGCAAAGAACAACGAAGGTATCTACGATTACTTGATTGTTTGCGACGAAAGAAATAACACACCTGAAGTTATTGACGCAAACGAGTTAGTAGTTGATATCTACATTAAGCCAGTTAGAACTGCTGAGTTTATCTTAGTTAACTTCTACGCTACAAGAACTGACGCTAACTTCGAAGAAATCATCGGTTAATACAAATAACAATTAAATACTATTATGGCAACTACAATTCAAAACTTCTTCTCAAGGGCAGCTGAAAAGCAATTTGCAAGAGACTTTTTATTAAGAGTAAAGCAGATCAATGTTGAGGGCGTCTCATTTGATGGTGAGACAGATCTTCTATATGCTAAAACAGCTGCATTACCAGGTCGTACGATTGAGGATAAGACAGTTAACTACTTCGGTCAAGAGTTTCACGTACCGGGAAGATCTACTTATGCAAATGCTGCAGGTTATTCAATTGAATTCTTCCATGATGAAAACATAGATTTAAGATCAAAGTTTGAACTAGCTTCACGTAATGTGTTTAATAACGAAACTTCTACAGGTCAATATGGCATGCCAGGTGACGAATCTATTATTGCATTAGATGTAATTAATAAAGATCTTACTACAATAAAAACTATTGAATTAGTGGGTGCATCTGTAAGAGATGTTGGTGATATTGGTTATAGTATAGCAGATGGTACGGGAGATATATTGAACTTTACAGCAACTTTTGCATATCACTTCTACAGAGATTTTAGCTAATCAATATTAGCCATTAAATATATATAATGGCCAACGAAATAAATTCCTTCTTACAGGCATTTAGTAATGATACTAAATACTTTCTTTCGCATCCATTTCTCTGGAAAGTTAATATAGAAAGTAATGTTATAGGTGCAGTAAACCAAGCTTTATCCAAGGGTGGTGAATTTTGGAGAGCGTCTCAGATACCTAATAATTTTACTAGTAACGGAGATATTTTAGTTGCTTCTGAAGTTACTATTCCCTCTGAGCAATCTTCTTTTAGCGACTTCGGTCAAGAGAATAGGGGTGGATTTTTACCTGGTTATGGTATTACTCAACGTGAAAGTTTCTTAACTAGAAATATAACAGTTAATTTCTTAGAAACTGATACCGATTTAGAGCATACATTTTTTAGACCATGGACTATAGCTCTAGGAATAGATGGTCTAATCAATCAAGGTCTTAAATCTACCATCACATTAACACAGTACGATAATAGATTAAGACGACGAAAAGGTTACGTGTTTGAGGATGCTTTTCCAACTACCTGTGAAGGTTATGGTCTAACAAGAGGTCCTGGTGAATATATTCAAAAGACTGTAACATTCGCTTGTAAAAATTATAGACAGACTTAATTATATTATATGAACTTTACATTTGACCTTAATAGTAGAGAGGTAGAAGTAAAGGAGGTATTGTTTAAAGACATACGTAACCTTACGTTATATAGTGACAGCACCCTTAGAGGAAATATAGAGTTTTTAGAGCAATTTATTATCTCTAAAAATCTTAACATAGCTGAAAAATTTAAAGCGTATATGATCTTAAGGGAAAAGTGTGTAGGTGAGAATATAAGTGTAGGTTCTAATAAAGGTAATATTAATGTTAGCTTAGACTATATTAATAAAAATGTAGGTAGCTTTGATGAAATTGAAACTACTGAGCAAGTTGATAATCTATCCGTTACTTTTGATTATCCATATGAATTCAATTTAGGTAATACTGATTTTATTTTTTCTTGTATAAAGAAACTTAAAATGGACGACCAAACTATTGATATGCAATCGTTAGAAAAGGAGGAAAGACAAGATATACTTAATAAGCTTCCGAAGGACGTGTTTTATTTACTAGAAAAGTTTGTTAATAAAAATGAATCAAAGTTTAAATTTAATGTAATACAAGAAAGACCATCGTTAGATATTAAAAAAATTGATCTAAATCTTTTAAATCCTTCTACACCAATGTTTATATATAATATTTTTAATTGTATGTCTGATAGTGATTATAGAGAGATAATTTTTGTGTTAAGTAAGAGGATCGGTGATGTAAGTTTTTTGTTAAATTGCAATTATTTTGAAATAGAGGATTATTATTCGCTATATAAAGATGAAGTAGAGAAAGAAAATGAAAATTTGCAAAATCAAAATAACGGATAAATAAGATCATGAGTAAAAACGTATCTTCATTTGTTTCTAAATTAGAAAAAATTTCCGATGATAAAAGTCAAGTATACCTACCATCACTTAAAAAAGATATTGATGTCACTTCACTAACTATTAAACAACAAAAAGATCTTATTTCTTCTTCTTTAGATGGATTAAAAGGAGCTATAAATTTTAGCAGAACGTTAAATAAGGTAGTATTAGATAGCACTAATATTAATAATTTAAAGATTTATGATAGATTACCGATAATTATCGGATTAAGAAAAGATTCTCTAGGAGGTAAAATAAAAAATGGAGATGAGCGAATTGATCTCGAGCGTATAATTGCTAATATTAAAAAAATTCCTCTAGAAATAAAAGATGAAAGCTCGGTAAAGTATAAGAATTTAAAGCTAAATTTAAAAGTACCTACCCTTAAACAGGAGAATATTTTACTAAATAAGGTAGAGCAAGATATAGATAACGAATCTGAAGACTTAAAACAAGGAGTAGGTTTACTCTATATAGTAGAGTTATTAAAGTTTATTGTTTCTTTAGAAATAGATGATGAGGTTATTGATTTTTCCGATATTCGTATAAGCGAAAGAATGGAGTTGGTTGAAAAACTACCATTAAGTATCTATAATGAAGTTTCGGCATTCATTGAGACAATTAATGATTATAATAATAGTATTTTAACTTCTGATGATTTTGAACTAACTATCGATTCTGAGTTTTTTGATAGTAGTATCAATGAATAAATATATATGTGTTACAAGAAGTACTAGGTAAACTAAATGCCCTTAACGCTGATGATGGTGGTGATGGGTTAGTGGCTAAAAATGTAATAGAGTCAGATGCCTCAACTTTCAATAGAAAAAAAGCTACTAATCCTAGACTGACATCTGGCGAAAGACAACGATTAGTAAATGAAACAAGTGTATTCTGGGAAACGTACTATAAAATAAGAGGTAAGTATGAGAAAGATGCAAAGGGTAAGACTAAGGTAAGTACTCCAGCGGAGGTTGCTGCAGGAACAGTTAATA